AAGTGGCGTTGCTTGGGCGTGAAACCCCGCGCCGCCCTCTCCCAGACACCCATTTCACCCGCAAGGGCGAGAAGATCACTTGTTCAAAGTCCAACCATGACCTCGTCGGGGCTGGTGGCGGACTCAATACATTCATCCCGACGACTACCAAGGAGGAGGCCAGCATGGCATCCAGCGACGATATGCGCGAGGAGTTGGAGGCCATGAAGTGCGCCATCTCCGAACTCTCGGACATGATGAAGAAGAAGTTCGCAGACGACTCGGACGACAAGGACGAGATGGCTGAGGACGACGATGAGATGAAGGACGAGATGGCCGAGGAAGACGGTCAAGTCCACATCGACATCGAGAGCCATGACGTTGAGGCAGGCGAAGACGAAGACGAGGCGGAGCCGGTGGTCGCTAGCCGATCCACCTACGCGCTTCGCTCTGAGAACGCCCGTCTCAAGTCCCGGTTCGCTCGGCTTGAAGCCGAGTTGAAGCGCGAGAAGTTTGAGCGCGAAGTGGAGATCATGGAGCAGGAGGGCTACCGCATCCCAGACTCACAGCGCGAGGCGCTTGTTGGTCAGTTGCAGGCTTCCCGCAACCCAGTTGCTCTCCTTGAGTCATGGCGCGACCTGTTCGCCCGCGACCCAATCGGAACCAAGATTGATATGAGCCGAGCAGCCCTGCCGCGTGGCATGGACATTGGTGACGTTGGCTCACTCGTCAAGCAATTTGCTGGCAAGCCTGAAGAGTTTGCCCGTGCAATCAACTCCCGAATGAAGGGATAAAAGGAAACAACAATGCTTCAATTCTCTCCAAATCTCATTGCTACCGCTGACATCAACCCCTATGCCATCGTCAAGATGTCAACGACCGCGTTCTCAGGTTCTGCCTCCACGGCAGCGGCTGACTACGTTGTCGGCGTTGCTGACGGCTCAACAAGCCGATTCAATACCACCGTTCACGCAGCAGCAGGCGACCCAATCAGTCTCCAGCCGTCTAACTGCGTCCAATTGAAGTGCGGCGCATCGGTCGCTATTACTGCGGGTCTTGGCTTGATCGCCGGGACTGCGGGCGTAGCGATTACTGCGGCTGGTAGCGGCAATGTTCCGCTGTTCGTGGCTCTTGAGCCAGCAGCGGTTGATTCCATCTTCTGGGCATACCGCCTGCCCTCCGTCAAGGCTCTGTAATTAATTATCGAAAGGAGGTCATCAAATGGCCTATGTGACAGTCGGAGGCGGTCTAAACACTTACGTCCCCTCCACCAACGCGCTTGCAACCGGCGCTCTTCAGGTTGAGTTCACCCGTGCGGTGAATTCGTTTGCCATCACCCGTTACGCCCAAATCGTCGCCTGCAATCAAATGACGGGGTACTACCTCCGTCTTGATTCGGACGACAACGTCCGCGTCTCAAACGAAAACGAATTTATCTGGCCTCTTGGCAACGACCGCCCGGTCGGCAAGATGAACCAGCACGACTTCGTTACGTTCACCGCGCAGCGTTACGCGTTCCCGTTCTACATCCCAAACGAAACCGTCAAGCAAGCCGCGTGGGACATCGTTGCCCAGCACGCTCGCAGTAAGGCGCAGCTCGCTATGACCGCTCGCTCCATGCGAACGGCTACCGCGCTGACCAACTCCACAGCTGTGGCCGCATTCACCTTAGCGGGCAACTATCAGGCTCTTGGTAGTACTTGGAAGGGCGTTTGGACGGCTTCGTCCACTAACGTCATTCAGGCAAGCATCCAAGACGCGCTCCAGCGCATCTCGCTTGCTACTGGTGGCGCGGTTCGTAGTGAAGACATTTGCATGGTCATTAGTCCGACCGTTGCAAATATCATCTCACAGGCGGACGAAATCCGTAACTATGTGAAGAACTACCCAGCGGCCTTGCCGTTCCTTCAGGGTTCGGACATCTTCTCCCGTTACGGCCTCCCGCCGAATCTGTTCGGCGTTTCGGTTGTCGTTGACGACTCGGTCAAGGTGACAAGTCGCAAGAACAACGCAGTTGCAGGTACTCGTTCGTTCGTGTACGGCAACTCGGCAATCTTCGTGAGCCGCCCCGGTGGCTTGGTTGGTGTCGAAGGTTCGACCTCGTTTAGCACCTGCCAGATCTTCGCCTTTGAAGATATGACGGTCGAGAACTGGGACGATCCGAAGGATCGCCGTATTGAAGGTCGCGTCATTGACACAAGCACCTCGGAATTGGTTTCCCCAATCTCTGGGTTCCTGTGCGCCAACGTCACGGGCTAATTCTTCAGCCTCTCAGGATGAGGGTGGTGGGGACTTCGGTTCCCACCACCCTCTCTAGGCGGAACCTATGACCGCATACGCCACCTACGCCGATTTGGAGTCCGCGCTCGATGCCCAGATCATTGCACAACTGTGCAGCGACCTCGGTAGCCCTATGCTCGGCTCCAACCCGGTCACGACGCACGCGCTAGAACGCGCTACAGGGATTGTGCAGGCGTACACGCGTGTAGGCGGCATCTACACCGATTTGGATTTGACGACGCTCTCAGCGGCTCGTGACCCCCTGCTGATGACGCTCGTTGTTGACTTGGCGGTTGAGGCGCTCTTTCAGCGTCGCGCCATGAAGATTACCCCAGCCGTTGAGCAGCGCTTAAAGCAGGCGTACTCCATGCTGGAAGCACTCCGGGACGGGAAGATGATATTCGGGGCGCTTGCTAAGGCAGCAGAAGCAGGCTTGCCAGCGGTGCAGGCTACCCCGGCGATGACCAACGCTTGGTATAACGGCGTCAGCACGAGCGCCTTCTTCCGCCCTCGCCTCCCGAACACGATGCCGGGGAGCTGACGTGGAACCGTGGCGCAAACGCGTAGCCAAGGCGCTCGCTAGCCCTGCTGTCCAAAAGGGCATAGCAACGGCAATCTCATCGTTTGCGAAGCAGCACATTGCACAGAGCCAAGGACGCGGCCCGAATGGGGAGACGGTCGCCCTCGCAGCGCTGAAGCCGATGTCGGGCGAGTTCTGGACGACCAAGAAGCCACGCGCTGGCGATACTGCAAGCGCCACCCGTCAAGTCCTCAAGGCGGTCAGCCGCAAGAAGAAAGACGGCTCGGTCGTTGTGAAGAACGTCATGGTGACCGAGTACAAGATGTCCGGGCAGTCCTACCGAAACGGTGGTCAGCCGCTCCGCGACACGGGAAACCTACTGCGGTCGATTGGGGCGAAAGCCGAGCAGGTCGGTCCGTCCCGCCTCTCCGTGACCATGTCCGGAGCCATCTACGGCATCTACCATGAGAAGGGCTTCTCAACCGACGGCCCGAACTTCATCCCGCTGACGCGCAAGGGCAAGCGCACCCATGCGACTGGGGCGAATCCCTATAGCGAAGGACTGACCCCCGGCAAGGATTTCACGATGGCATGGAGCGGCGTGGACGTTCCGGCTCGTCCGTTCCTTGTCCCGACTAACACCGAATTCGTAAGTATCGGCAAGACGATCAAAATCGGGCTTGCCAAAATCCTCAAAGGAAAGGCGCAATAAATGGCAACGGCAATCTTTGTAGCAGGGCCTACATCAATCTACGTCAATGTGGGATCTGGCTACGTCGAGCTCGGGCAGACCGACAACGACAGCCTGCCGCAAGTCTCCTACTCGGACAACATTCATGAGATCAAGACCGTTTCGTCGGGCGCGACCCCGGAGGAGATGGTGGTCCAGAATACGAGCGCGACCATCACCGTCACGCTGGTCAAGTGGGATGCGTCGGTATTGACAAGCCTTCAGGCGCGGCAGCGTGGCGCGGCGTTCACGTCTACCGTTGGCCGTCTCTTGGTCGGCGACAGCGGGACGTTCGGGGTTCAAATCGACCCAATAGCGGTAGGTAAGACGGGCTACACCTTCGGGCGTTGCTTCCTGATGGGCGACGCCATCACTCACTCGCAATTCGGCAACGTCGAGCAGCGCATGGGTTTGACCTTCCGCGCCATCCCAGACGGCAGCAATATTCTCGCCGCCTCATATACTTCCTGACATGATCGACCTAGCACTAGACAACGACCCGCTTCTCTTCCGCGTAGAAATCCCATCCGGCGCGCTGGTGGTGCAATGGAACGAGGCACTAGCCGCATTAAGCGGAAAGCAAGACGCCGCTCCGCAAGTCGCGGATGTCGCCGCAGCTTTACGAAAAGTAGCACGCACGCCGGAGGTTGCTGCTGGCGCGTCGGATGAGATCCTCTTTGCAGTCTTTGCACGCATGGGCAAGGCGGTTGAACAGGCGGGAAACTGACAAGGGGAGTTGCCCAATTCTTGGCAACCTACGGACGGCTCCCCTCAGACTTTGACGAAAGTACAGCGATGGGACTAGCGCAGAACATCCCCATGATTGAAGCGCGTCAGTCTCTTGTATTCGCGCAAGGCATTGCCATTGCTTTCGGATCGCCAGAACTGACCGAACACACCATCCGCATGGCGACAGGAAATAGCGACCTCGCGTTCCGTGTTCGCATGAGCATGGAACACCAAAAGGCGGCAACGCTATGACCGTTCAAAGCAATTCAGGAATTTGGATTGAGCTGCGGAATCAAATTCGCAACTGGATGACGGCTCGCGGCTACGGCGATCAGGTCTACTTGGCTGAGAAGCCAACGGATGACATGGTTGCGCAGTACGCAGTACAAATCGTCCCATCAGGCGACGCGGCTCTACACCCCCGTAGTGGCGTTGGTCTGCTTGAGGCAACGATCAATATAACGGTCTGGTGGCGCGGGCTACTCGATCACACGAGCCAAGCGACCGAGCGCATTGCCGGGGAAGAAGGCATTGAGCAGTTTATCGACGGGCTGCGCACGCTCTTGATCCAGAACACGCTCGGCGGTCGCCTGACCATCCCGCTCACATGGCGCAGCGGTGGGCAGATCGAAGCGGTAGACGAAGCGGTCGGCTGGATGCGCGGCACGGAGACTTTCCTGTGCGCCTTTGAAATGACGTGGGAGGTTCAGTAATGCAAGACCTCGGCAAAATCACCATTGACATCAACGAGGGCGGAAACTCTTCTGCGGGCGGCGCTCCCGGCGGCGGCGGTGATAGTGGTGGAGGGGGAATTGATGTGTCTAAAATGATCTCAGCGGCCGGAAGTGCTTTGTCCTTTGCCGCTGGGGTAGTCAAAAAGGCATTTGACGAAATCGCAAAGGCGGCTCGATATATCTACGACTCCTTGATGAAGCTGCATTCGTTCATCATGGAATTTGCAAACGATATTCGGGAGTACAGCCCGACCATTCAAATTGCAGAAATGACGAACGAGATAGCAAGCATGATGCAGAAACTGCGTCTCGGTGCTATTACGGGTCCGTTTGTAGCGGCGCAAATGCTCCAGTCGGGTCGAATCGAGCGAGCCATGTTTGAAATCAAGGGCTATACGGCTTCGCTTGGAGCCATATTCCTTGAGCCAATTACCAAAGCAATAGCGGACATTTTGGAAAATATCGTTGTTCGGCTTCCGGAAATCATTCAAGCCATTTATGAGGCCGCCAAGACGACCGGAAGAATAGCCATGCAATTTGGGCAGGCGCTGACCCAAAACTTTGCCATGTTTGGAATGCCCGGTATGGCGCTTGGTATGTGGCTGATTCAGTTCGGAGCAATGGCCACGAACATCAGCAAGAATGTTCAGAAGCTTGCCAATGCGGCATCAACAAACGCGTCGATGGTTGACATAAACAAGCCATTCATGGCAGACCTACGCCTCATGGGAGCAAAGATTTAGCCATGCCAGCGCCAACAGGTAATACTTACGTCGCGTTTGTTTACGACTCAACCATCTACAAGCTTCAGTACGCAAACATTTCTTCATACGAGCATCGACCGATTTACGCGGAAGATGGGTTTACCCTGATTCGTTATGAGGTTCATGTAGCCGGAAGCGCCTTGATTTCGGACGGACTATCGACCTACACCGAACTGGCTAGCCGCTTTCAAAACGGAACCGGGCGCGTAGATAACGTATTGGTAAGCGTTACTACCCCGGAAGGCTCAGAAAACTTGCTAGACATTGGTCACCCGGACGCGCTGCGCGGTCCGCTCATGTCTATCAACGTGACGGAAATAAGTGGACGCCGTGCGTGCGTTGTGAACTTTACGATTTCGGCAGCGCTAGCCGTTACGCCAACATCAAACTATCCAATCCTGTCGCACCGATGGACGTCTCGGTTTTCTCTTGACGCTGCTGGGCATATCACCCGCACGGTGTCGGGCGTTCTTGTCGTTAACTTAGCCGCGACGGGTACAACCGCGACAGCGGCGCTAGGCGGAACGTCTGGGCAAGTATCCGGCAAAGCGCCATTTGCGGATTTGTTTCGTCGCGCCATTCTTCCAATCCTCAACGTAAGTGGAATTTGGAGACGCGACTCACAGACCTTTGCATATAACGAGGCTGGCAATTCGCTGATTTACGAAATCACGGATTCAAACGCTCGCACGTCTTTGCCAGATAGTTCTTTCTCGGGATCGGCAGAATTCAGTTACGAGCGCAATCGCCAGCAGTTGGCATGGGCAACACTTCGGTTTTCGTGTGACCTAGAAGGCGACGTTACGGGAGATGTCCGGCACATGATTTGGTCGGCGGTTGTGCTATCGCAATCGCGCATCAGCTTCACGCGCAGCAAGATCATGCGGATGGTTGTGACTGAGCAAGATATGCTCAAGAAGGCAAAGATTAGGTTTGAAATTGAAGCCCTTGCCCCGGCGGTTGGCACGGATATCGTTGGGGTTTCAAACGCTTCTGTCCCCTTGGCTCAATTTGTCGGCAAGTATTTTTCCGTAGGTCGAAACTGCCCGGCGCTTGTACCACCCTACGGACCGTACTACGGAGTGGCTGGTGTTCCGCATTGGTTTGATAATGAAACAAGCGCAAAATCTTCAACGGCGCAAACCATTGCGGTCGCGTCTTGTATTCAAGTCATTACGGACTATTGCAGCCCGACAACCCCAACCATTTCTATCGGAATCCCTGATACGGACTTTGCGGCAGCAAATGCCACTATTGAAGTCGGCCCATTTGATACCCCGCTAGCCGAATTCAATGGAGACGGTCAATGTGCAACGGTCGATCAGGCATCTACAACTACAAGCGTAAACACCAAAACGCGTATGCACCGCCTGCAAACGCTCTACACCGAAGGCTCTGATTTCGTCTTCCAGACTGGCAAAGCAAGCATCACGCTTGAAGAAACGACCATCGTCAAGCGGACGAACATCCCGCCCATACGGACGTTCCGACCAATTCCCGCTGGCTTCATGGTCGTCAAGGACGATTGGAAAGTCAATCACGGAGACGTAGACGCGGGCGGTCACCGCACCTTTATCGGGATCTATACCCGGACGCTCCAGTCGTACGACGGCGGCGGCTCGACGAGCAACGGTTACTACACCGAAAACGGTCGCCGTCAATGGTGGCCGACGGGCGCTAACCCAAGCGTTGCTGCTCCGCTGACCCTTGGATTTGATTCAACAAATCAAAATCCGTCTTCTTCCGTCTTGAGTCTTGGAAATGCTTCACAGGCGTATCAAGTCGGAACGCCACAGGACTACGCGTAATGGGAGTACAGGCTTACATCACGGCAGGCGCGGTGACGATCCCAGTCTTGCTGCCTGATGCCGTTATGCTTGACACGGCGCGGCAGATCGGCATCCCAGAAGCGGATCTCTTTTGCGTGGACGTCCCAGTCGGGATGACGCAACACACCCGCGCTAGCTTCCTAATCGCATCTACGCAGGTCGCTGCCTTGTACGCGACCCTAAATGTGTCGTTGACGCTTGAGGATTCAAGCGGGCTGTCGGTCGTCATCAGCAACCTGTACGCCCGTCCGCACCAGCCGTTCTACTGGACGCAGCAGGGCGGCGCGGTGTTGGTGGAACTAGTGGACGAGCGTTGGTACTGGCAATTCTCAAGCGCCGCTGTCTTGAACCTTGCTATTGCTCCGACATGGTCGTCCGATGGTCGCTGGCAGGTCAACGGAGCAACCGCCCCCGACCCGATCACGACCTACACCGAGCTTCTTGCTGAGGTGACTACGGCGGCGACGGCGGACAGCCTGACCTCCCCGACCGGGTTTACCGTGCAGTCCCCAGAATACATGAGGCGGCTAAGCGACCTATTCGGTTCGCCAAATGTCAGCCTCGCGCTCGTCCTTGACGCTATCGCGGTGGCGAATCAGCAGATCATTGTTAGCACAGGGTCGGCGACGATCTTTATCGCTCGTGCCACCTTGAAGCAACAGTACAACGCGCGGATGAACTTGTATCAAGTCGCTATGCGCGGCGGGATGCAGCCCGTGAGCGGGACGGCGACCTCAACAAACCCGCTTGTTGCGCTTTACAACTCGACCGGATTCCAAGCGCGTGCGCCGTTGACGTGCAGCACCATCTTCCCCCAGCGCATGGTTGAGGGGCTGACGGTTTACAACAACTGCAACCTCGCCAACACCCCGGCGCTGGATAAGAACTTCACGGCGAACCAAGTCTATGCGGCAGGGGATGCGGCTCCCTTTGTCCGCGCCCCGAACGACATCGGAGCGGGCTACATCACGGACGCGTCGGTGGTCGTCAATGACCATACCGGGGCGGTGTTGACAAGTACGCCGGGTTGGAACACCACCCCACTCTCCACCTTGATACGAGCCGATTACGCTTCGCGGTACAACAACGTCCCCTTTGGCCGCACCGTGTGGGCTGGGTGGATTCCGTGGTACAGCAATGCGACCACCACCATCGGGCAGCTCGGGAACGTCTCCTACCGCCTTGCCATCATTGACGGCGAATGGTCGCCGCATACCGTCACCTCGGCGGACGAAGCGGACTGGCGCTTTGGATTGCAGGGGACGAGTTGGAACGAGCCGCGCGACGTGGTCACCGCCAAGGGCAACGCGCAGGCATACCGGAATTGCGTCGGGGCGACCATCATTGACGTCCCGCCTCCTATGTGCCGTTCGTTCCCTGCTCGGATCACGAATAGCGAGTATTACGGGAATTGGCGCTGGGCGTACTCGTTTGTCGAGGTCGAACCCAACCCAACCGTCGGGGCGACCCCAAGCGTCAGTATCGGGAACTACGCCCGCACGGCAGCGGGCGCAATCGTTGCCCGCAACATGGCAGAGAACGGTAACACCGACCCATCCCGCGTAGCGCCCGGCGTACTGCAGGCGCACTACCTCAACGCGACCATCGAGGCGCTTCCGATCTGCAACGACACCATCGTCCATATGGTCGAGCAATTCCCGACCTCCTACGAGATTGGGAGTGTTCCTTCCATTCCGCAGTATTGGTTCTCAATGCCGAACGCCGTGAAGGTAACTTGCACCGAATAGGAGCGACACATGGCTGAAAAGTGGAATGTCATCTTTGCACAAGGCGCTGAATTTCAGGACATTGTTACCGTTGGGGTCTGGCCAAACACATACCCAGCGCTCAACACCGCCACCGAATGGCGGTTGACGGTATCGCAACCAAATGCAGCCGCTTTCCTAGTTGCCTCAAGTATTGGCGCTAGCCCTAAAATCACCCTCAACATTGCAATGACCGTTGCAACCATTAAGGTTCCGGCATCGGTGACCGCGCTTATGCCGCTTGGCAGCGCCCGGTATGACCTTGATATCTTCTTCCCCGCCAGCGTCACGAAGCGGCTTATCTCGCTCGGCGCGGCGCAAGTCAACACCTACGCGGGGTCAGTCTAATGGCAGACGTCACCCTCAATATCTCCACGTCCGGGGCAGACCTGAATCTTGGGGCGGTTTCCGAGATCACAGCAGGCACAGGGCTAACGGGTGGGACAATTACAGGGACGGGGACTTTCGCCGTTGACTTCGCCCCAGACGGTTCAGGGACATCGTCTCAGGCCGTACGCGCGACCGATTCGCGGCTTGTTGCTGCCGCTACGCCTCCGCTCCATGCCAGCACACACGCAACAGGCGGAACCGACCCAGTAACTCTTGATGTTTCGCAGGTCACGAATTTGACTTCGATTCTTTCCGGGAAAGTCAACACCACTCGGCAAATTATTGCGGGTCCGGCCTTAACCGGAGGCGGAGATTTAAGCGCCAATCGGACGCTGTCCGTGTTGTTTGGGTCGTCGAATTCGACCGCGTGCATTGGTGACGACTTGCGTTTAAGCGATGCCCGTACCGCATTAGCGCACGCGGCAACGCACGCGGCGGCTGGCTCTGACCCTATTACCTTGGCGCAATCACAGGTTACCGGGTTAGTCGCATCCCTAGCCGCTAAGGCGCTCGGCGCGACGACCATGACCGCAGGCACGGGATTGACCGGAGGCGGCGACTTGAGCGCCAACCGCACCTTCACGGTGGCCTACGGGGTAACGAGTAGCACGGCGTGCGTCGGCAATGATGCGCGATTAAGCGATGCACGCATCCCTACCGGGTCCGCGCTTGGTGATCTTAGTGGTACATACCCCTCTCCTGTGGTGGCAAAACTGCAAGGCGTGGCGGTTCAATCGTCCGCGCCTGCAAGCGGTGACGCGCTGATCTATGTAGCGGGATCTACCGAGTGGCAATCGCAGCCAGCGACAGACGTGCAAGCGTTTAGCACCGCTGGCGTTGTGGTGTGGACGAAGCCCATCGGCTGCAAATCGGTCGAAATTATCTGCATCGGCGGCGGCGGCGGCGGTGGTAGCGGTCACGCGCACGTGTCTGGCAGCAAGGGCGGCGGTGGTGGTGGCGGTGGTGCAGGAATTACGGCTATCAAGTACGCAGCGGCAAGCCTTCCTGCAACCCTTACGCTGACAATCGGCGCGGCTGGAACGGGCGGCGCAGGCGTAGCGGCTCCGAATAACGGAAATACGGGCGTAGCGGGCGGGATCTCTACGGCTATTAGCGCGGGGATCACCTACGCATATGCGGTCGGCGGTCTTGCTGGCGCGGCTGGTACTAATAGCGGCGGTGCGGGTGGCGCGGCTAGCACAGCAGGCGACGCGCTCTATATCGGCGGCGCAGGTGGCGCAGGCGGCACAACAAGCTCGGTAGGCGCAACGGCTGGCTACAGCGTTGGCGCTCCCGGTGGCGGTGGTGGTGGCGGGATGCCCGGGGCTGGTACGGCGTTCGCTGGCGGCACGGGTGGCACGCGTCTCCACATTGGTACAGGCGGAGCAAACACAGGCGGCGCAGGCGCTGCGGTGGGGTACTACGGCTCAGGTGGCGGCGGATCGCCGTCTCTTGTTGGTACAAGCGTTGCAGGCGGCGCAGGCATCTACGGATCAGGTGGTGGTGGATCGGGCGCGGCAACCGTTGCAACGGGCGCGGGTGGCGCGGGTGGTGTTGGCATTATTGTTCTCATTTCTGAATTCTGACCCATGACACAAGAAGTAGCATCCACTATCGACCGCTGGCTCCGTTACGGTCAATTCTGCGTCGCCCTCATTGCCCTCATTGGTGCGATGGCGTACGCCGGGAGCCGCTCGGAACGCGATGAACAACAGACCCGTAGCCTCGACCGCATGGCGTCGGAACTGGGTCGAATACAGGAGCTAGCGACATCGGGCAACGCCCAAATCCAAGTCATCGGGGAGCGCGTTCGTGGTTTGGAAGATCGCGTAACGCGCATCGAGAAGCGTTAATGTGGTGGGCGCTTGCCGTGACCGCCTGCCTTTGGCTGTCAGCGTGCAGCCCTGTACAGCGGATCGCGCAGAGTTCCAACGACATCCGCGCCGAGGCTCAGGGGCTGATCCAGCGCGGGACGGAGACAGGGGACGCGGAGGTTGTTTCCCGCGCTACCCGCATTGAGGCGCTCGCGTCCGGGATTCATGTGCAGCTTTCTGGCGTGGAAAATAAAACCCCCATGTGGCTGACCGCCTTGACCTATAGCGCGGTTGCCGTGGTGGCCGTGGCGCTCGTCATCCTCCTGTGGCAGACTGGGATAGGGTCAGCCATCCGGGTCGCTATTGGTTGGCTTCCTCGCCGGAAAGTAGTTGCAGCGGAGTTGGCGGTCGATATGCTAGACCCCAATCGACCCGAAGGGGATCGGGAGTACATTGCAGCAATGCGCGCACAAGACCCGATGTTCGATGCGGCATTTCGAAAAGCACAGACCAGACGAAAGGCATAAGCATGATCCTCGCCGACCTCTCCAGCCTCCTAGGTTCCATTTGGGCAGTAGTTGCCTTTTCAGCGATTTCTTTCGGCGCTGGTTGGTATCTCGCCACTAAGAAGGCCGGACGATGATCCGCGTCGTCATCTACGCCCTCTGCATTATCATCGTAGCGTGAGCGCGATACTTGCCGCTTCGTGTTGCTGCGACCCCGGCGTGTTGTGGTACGCCCTGAAATGCCCTGAGTACTTTGATGAGTACTGCTGTCCGCCAGACTGCGAGGCAGCGCCTAATCGCATTGAGTTCTGCCTTGGGTACTTGATCTCAATCGGCATCCCCGACCCGCCAGACATTGCGACCAAGTGCTACTACATCAAATACGACTGTTGCATCTACATCCTGACAGGTGTGGAGGCGTTGCCTTGCCCGAATCCACTATCGACCAACCCGGTCAACGTGGGGACGTTGTACAAGGTGCGGGATCGCGTCCTTGGCGAAAACCCATGCTGCTACCCGGAGCCAGCCGTGCAGGGCAACCCCGGCGGGATCGCTGACCTTGAAACCGAGGAAGGCCCTGTCATCGAGAACAACCCTGAACTGCCCTGCGAGGAGTTGGTAGCCGAGTGCTACGACTTCAAGGATCAGGCTGGGACAGTCAAGGGCAAGGGCGTGACCATTGCGAGCGTAGCAAACACTTGCATTGAGACGATTGGCGTCCCGTGGGAGGATCGCTGCGATCACGGACCGCCCGAGGAAATCCAGACCTTGAGTGTCGCAATGTCGCAGGAAATGAGTTACTGCACCATCCGCGACCCGGTCACGCTGGGCAGCTGCCCGAATCAGGTCACGCAGAACTACATCGAGTACATGGATTGCCCTGACTGCGAGCCGCAAGGCGATTGCTGCGGCAATACTCCGAACTGCGACAGCGACCCAAACTTCTGCGACAGTTTCGAGGATCGCTTTGAAACCTACGACGTTCGGACGTGCTACAGCCTGAATTCATTCGGGTGCGCCGACCATGTTGAGGACATCATGACGATTGTCTTCCCTGCGTGCTTTGCGCCGGGGATTGACCCAGACGATCCGGGCGCACAGGCTGCGCTCGATGCCTTGTTCCTTGGGGTGTCTGGCATCGTCCACATCGACCAAGAGAACACGGTAGCGACGGGCTGGGGGACGCTTGGAGCGCCCAAGTTGAGCGTCTGCGGTCTTGACGTGGTGATCTTCTCAGGCAACGCCGGACACGTCGCGCAAAGGATCAACGACCGTATCGGCGCACTCGTGACGGCCTCCGGTATTGCGCCTTGGTCGGCTTACTTCTGGTTTGGCAATCGCCAGTCCTGCGTTGCCTGCGACTGGCAGACCCCGAACGACCGCCCCGGATTCTCCGCTGGCGACCTACTGACGGTTGACCGCGTGGAGTTTACGAACGGCAATCAGGACATTACGGTCACGCTCGTCGGTACTGCCATCCGCTATTACGCGTGCGCGACCCAAACCTTGCTCGTTGATTATTTCTGGCGCATGACATCCGAGAACACTTGCAACGCGGCCATCTCCGCGCTGACCGATTCTCAGCCTTTCGTCATTCAATGCCTTTCCTTCCCCGAATACTCCTTTGGCGAGCGCTACCAGATGAAGCGGATTCAGGAGTACGCGACCGCAGACATCCCGATCTGCGTGGACATCGGCTTCTATCAAGACGCCAAAAACTGCGAAGCGCGAAACGGATGGCCGCTCGAAGACATCACGGTCACCATCGGGGACGACATCATTGTTCTTGTCTACGGCTGGGAGTCGCTCTGCCCCTCGATGCCAGACCCGCGCACGGGTTGCTACGCCTACCCATTCACTTACGAGCCTGCGCCGTGTTGCCCAGAGGGCGAAGACTGCGAGCAGTGGAACATTGATTACCCCCTCCCGCAACCTTGCTTCCATTCGTTCCAATCGCCGCGAATCTATTGCAAGTCTGACGGCACGGTCATAGGCTTATCTTCATGACGCTCGGAACGCTCAACATCTCCGGCATATCCCTCCCCATTGCGGACTGCAAGTCGTGGCGCGTCGCTGGTACTGCCCCGGTCTGCTTGCTCGGGCTAGACACCGCGCAATGCGATACCTGTGGCTCGCGCGTCAGCCGTGAGGGGAACATCACCGACCCGCCGTTGTTCGCCGGGATGAAGTCGCCACCGCCAGCGGCTGAGATCGTTGCCCCTACGCGACCTGCGCGTGAGCCGCGCCTGCGCGGGATGGGTGACGTAGTGCAGGCCATGACGAAGGCGGTCGGCATCAGGACTTGCGGAGGGTGCGCGAAGCGGCGCGAGGCGCTCAATCGGATGATCCCATTCGGGCAAAAAGAAACCTCGCCGCCACCCGAAGGCAACGGCGAGGGAGAGGCAAGGTAATTAGCGAATGCGGAGGCTTGTCCCGCGAGGGAGCAAGCGGCATCCGGGGATCTCGCCGCCAGCCTCAAGGACGATCCGGATCGCTTCCTTGTTTGGCTCGGTGACGATCTTGACAAGCGGGACTTCAAGACCCTTGACAGCATCGTCATCAATCTGAAGCGACTGCTTCCCGCCGTTGCCAGCGACCGACAACTTGAACCGGGGCGTTTCGATCTTGAGCCGCCCAGTCGTTTCCATTGCCGCCTTTAGCCCCTCCTTGAGGCGTGTGGCAAGGGCATCGTCAGCCGCCGCGAGCGCACGGATGCGAGAGGCTTCCTTGCCCCTCGCCTCCGCTCGCATCTCTAGCTCACGGATAAAGCCTGCATAGGCTTCCGATTTGAGGTCTAAGGCCTCATCAAGACCCGTGAGATGCTCGTCGAGCGCGGCCTGCGCCTCGGGCGAGTCGATACCGCCGTCCAAGACGATATCGAGAATGGACTGCATTTCGGACGTAATTTGGTAGAGCGACATTAGAACGGAACCTCCTGCTTAGACGCGATGACCTTCATGATCTGGAGCGTGTCGCCGACGCGTTCAACCTGCAACTGCATACAGTCGTTGACGTGTTCCTTCGCCATGTCGGCGTACTCCTGCACGGTAGTAGCGACCCACGCCTTGCCATGCTTGCCGTCCACCTGAATAGCGTTAGCCTTGCCGTCACGAACGACCACGCGCAGGATGTCAAATGTCCCCTCGTATACGTCTGGGTACGCGTCAAGCGCCTTGGTTGCCGCCTTGACTTCTGCCACAGGCTCAGGGACGGGCTTGGTTGCCCTAGGAGCGGTCGGAGGCGGCGGAACGGCTGTCCGTGGGTCTTGCGGCTTGAAGGGCTTACGAGGCTCGCTACGCGGTGCGCTTGGGCTAGTGGTTGCGTTGCCGTCGTCGTCGTCCTCGCCAACGATGCCCGTGATGGACGCGAGCGCGTAGCGGCGCAGGTAGGTGATGACCGATCCCAACTGCTGAACCGTAGCGCGGTCAGGCAGGGCGGACATAGCCGTCTCTGCCATCCATTCCCCGCTCGCGTGGAGCAAGGTGGTCGTCACCCCAACCGCCCCGCCATCGGTGCTGACCGTCTGCACGGCGCTGATCCCGTGACGAGCAAGCGGCAGGCGGACGGCGTTGATGATTGCGCCGAGCGATGCGTATCGGCTCTTGAAATGCGGGTTCACCGCGTCAAGGCTAGGGTTCACGATTTCCAAGTTTGCGGCCGCCAGCGCTTTCGCCAGCTCCCCAATAGTGTCACTTCGTTGCATGATCGTCCTCTCAAGACTGCGCGGCTCGCCGCACTCGACCCCGGCGAAATGCTAGGGCGCAGGAATGGTACTCCCGCGTATCCTCTGTGTCAAACTGTGAAAAGCGAAATAGCCGTCATTGACGCGACCCCGTAGCGTTTACTGGCGCTCAGGGAAACGACCTGCGCGTCATCGTGGTACAGGATGCCCGTAAGGGCATCAAGGACGGCGCGGCAAAGTTTGTCGATGTCAGGCTTGCCGGGGTGGCTTGGAGCGCCAGCGCGGAGTTCGCCCTTGCTGGTGTAGTGGCTCTTCGGGCGAACGAAGACGAAGGCAATCGCTATCCCTACGGGTTGCTGCGTTGGTGCTTCGGTACGCGCTTGACTAGCGGCGAGGGAAACAAGGGCGCGGTAGGGCTTGACCCTTGCGCACGACTCCACGAGCGAAACGCGGCCACCGCGCACGAAAGCCCTTTTAGAACCTTGGGGCGCGGGAATTCCGGCGACTACGAATTCAAGCACGTTGCGCCCGTTGGCATACGAGAAGCGCCTGCCGTGCGCGGTTGACTTCTTTGATTTGTGCGGTGAGCTGCTCGCGCATATATGTGATCTCGGTTGCGGCTTCTTTGAGCAGGGGGTCGGTGGACTGGCTCGCCATGATGCGGTCAACGATGTCCTCTTCCCAATCCCCTCGCATGGTTAGCCTTCACCCCGATAAAGGTCGTCTCTCAGCATAATGCGGTGTAGTTCTTGCTTCACCGTGGGGAGGGTATCTTGTTTCGGTTTTTTCCGTGTGAGGAAACGCCACAATCTACAAACAACCCCGCCGAGGGAACGCCCCCCGGCGGGATTGCCTCCAAAACAGTAGTCCTTAGCGCTTCGCACGGCGACTTCCCCGCAGGATGCGGCTTACCGCCGAAACGCTCACGCGGTACTTCCTCGCGATGTCTGATTGCTTTACGCCCTTGCTCTTGTCCTTGCGGATGCCCTGCAAGGTTAGGTCGTCGATCTTGTTCATTCGTCTCCCTTTCCCCGATGAATGCGGTAGCGCTGGTCGGCGCGAATAGAGACGCGGATGCGGTCGTTGCCTGACGATCCTTGCACGTTCGCGCAAATGTGCGCGACCTGCTCCCCAGCTTCGTCAAGAATCACAATGTAGTCCGAGTGCTTGCGGAGGGTGATGGTCAAGAAACCACCCTTAGTTTCAACGCTAGGAGACATGGGCAACCTTCGTGTTGGGGTTGCACTTGGTGATAAAGTTCACAACGCGGTTCATCAGATCCTCGCGTACCCCGTCCTGCGTGTCGCCTACTTCCCAGAGGCACAAGCTAGAGAACCGCGTCCCCTCGATACCCTCGGGGTTGGTCTGCAAGAGGTAGACCGAAGCCCGCCAGTAGGCGAGTACCGGGTTGCCGTCCGACTCGTCCACTTGGTGCAACATGGGGTCGCCGCCAACGATGACCAAGACCGGGCGGTCGAACTTGCCCGCCAGCCCGCGCTGGACGCGGTCTTCACTCAGCCATGCGGGGTAGCCGTCCTTGCGATTCCATTCCACATCATGCAACACAGGCCGCGCCCATCGGTTGTCTTCCTCTTCCATTACTTTGCCTCCTTGTAGCAATCCCACCCGCGCATTTTGGCTTCGTCAAGTGCTGCGGCGCGGTCAAGCGTGACAACATCCTTGCTGTAGCGGCCACTCACAAACGCGCACACTTCCCGCCTTGCCTCGTCCCGCTCCTTGCGGAGCGTGTCCACTTGTTTCGTCAGGTAGTCAATCTCGTCGCACAATGTCGCTATGTCTCTCAGGTTGCTCATGTCGTTCTTTCTCCGCCGTAGCGGTGTTAACCTTCAGAACCCAAACGCTTTGACCGCTTCGACAAGGGTCGCGGAGGAGCCGCTAGTGCCTGTTCGATTGCGCTGGCAATTATGTCAGCGTGTAAATCACCCTTCTCCGTAATGCCCTTCTTTATTTGAAGCTGCATAAACCGCTCGCTCCTCGTTTGCTTGTCGATAAGACCTTGAAGACCTTTCACCTGACCACTTCGATTTGCTAGTTGTATTCGCAAGGCTTTGGTTTCGCATTCAGCCGAGTGCAGGTCAATGCGTAGTTCCTTGATTTGCGCGGTAGCGTCCTTGATGAGTGCGGTAGCCACCTTAAGCGACTCAACCAATTCCGCACAGGTCTTGCAGTTTTTCATGATCTAACCTTTCCAAGTCCGCTCATGGCCGAAACACATTCGGAACCAAAAGCGGCGACGCACACAGCAAATCCAATTAGTCTGCGTTTGTCGTTTTTGATGAAATGGCATTTGTCGCCAGTTACATTGAAGGCAGACGGAACAACTACACCGTCGGCGCTTTCCCATAGTTCTTGAAATGCCCGCGAGCGACACATCGGCACAATGATGATGCCACTACCGTGCGTGATGAACTTGCGAATCCACGGCGTAGCGTTTGAGTACGGCGGGTTACACCAGACTCGGCCGTGCCAAGGTTGCGCCAGTCCATCGTCCTCGATACTGTAATGGTCGGTCGCTGGAATCCAAGGCAGTCCGCCCTTGGGCGCACAGACATCAAGGTCAAACGATATACCTAAGCGTTCAAAGAAAAGCGAAGGGGTGTAGACCTCGTCGCTACCCCGCAGGGCAAAGGTTGCATCGTTGAACAAATTAGGCAGCTCGTTCATTTGAAATCCTTGAAACAATCCCACCCGCGAATCAAAGACAATTCCTTGGCGCAGTCGCTTCCGTCTGCCTCAAACTCGCAAACCTCGCGCCTTGCCTCGTCGCGCTCTTTGCGGAGTTGATCTATTTCTGTCGTTTGCTTTTCCGCTTTAATAAAATCTGGCGGCATGGTTACCTTGTATGTCTCTAGCAAATCGTCTAAGCCGCTACGGTTTCCGCCGGATTCCATGTACTCAACGCAACCTACAAACATATTGCACAGCATCCGCTGATCGGCATTTAGGTGCTTTGCTTTAGAAATCGACTCCAAGTAAATGCGTGTTTCTTTGGGTGTCATTCGTACATCTCCGGCGGTCGCGCCTCTAGGTACTCCCGCGTATGGCGCGAGAAGGTGCTATTGATGACAACGGCCATAGGGAAGTCTGACGGGACGCGCTGGTCGTGGTCAAGGACTTGCCCGTCAAGGCTCACGGTCAGGATCTTCCAGTCGAGCAACCGCCATGCTGGTCGGTCACCCATCTCCGCACAACCGCCGTCAACCTGATAGCGACCTTCTAAGAGGACGGTCACGGAGTGCGACATGAGGTACTCGGCAACGACTTCGGGAATGCCCATCAACTGACTAGCATCAATTTCGTACTCGACTTCGCGCTTGCGGATCTTCTTGGTGTCTAGCATCGGTATTTCCTTTCGGTAGGGGTGGGGAAGAGACTGTCGGGGATTGAAGAGATGACCGCGCAGAACACGCGCTGCGCCTTGCCAGCGCGACCAAGTCGCGTAGCGCCAGTCGGAGCAATCAGCCCCGCCGCGTGCAGCTCGCTGACTCTGCGACGCGCTCCCGCGTGTAGGTGGGCTTTCGCCTCCGCCTCGTCTGAGGTCAGTCCATACTCGCCCGCCGCCTTGAAGGCGTCAAGGAGCGCGGCTTGAAGCCCTGCGAGTTTGGGAGCCATGTCATTGGCGGCCATGTGGCTGGTGGTGGGGTCAGAGCGGCGGGCGGTCAAAGGCTCACCACCGTGTTCTCGTGGCGGGCGATGAACGCACCTTCGGCTGCGTCGATCTCGTCCACGCACGCGGCGAAGGCGTTCTCGTCATCGTGGTCAACGGCGGCAAGGTCGTTGTGTGCGCGAATCACGCGCTGGCTGACGCCGTCCTTGATTTCTATAGCGGCGGCAAGCAGCGCATCGTTGTACTGCTTGGCAATGCGGTCGCTGTTCAAGGCATCGGTAACGGTCATTTGGGTCTTGGTACTCACGGGTCAGTCCTCTCGTACTGGGTGCGTCGCAACAGTATCGGCTGTCGCAGCCCGCCCCCTTCAAAGAAGGGGACAGGTGCGCGGTCGATTAGTCGCTGTCTTTGGAGATGTCAATGGTCACCATCTTGCCACTCAGAACCAAGACATCATCGTCTTTAGGTTCGTTGGTGTACTTCTTCACTTCGCCCGTACGGTCAACCGCAAACACTATTCCTTCCGGATTGACGTTTGAAGACAGGTGAACAAGGGTGTAGGCCTCGGAATCCAGCGCAGACTCCTGCAATTCAAACGCAAGCGTCTTTGCCTCTTCAAAAGTCTTGGCGGTTGTCTGTCGCCAAATTCCACGGCTGCGGTGTGTCGTTACGGTGTACATGGTCAGTCCTCTCGTACTGGGTGCGTTGCGTCGGTATCGGCCGTCGCATCCCGCCCACCCCGAAGGGTGGACAGGTGCGCGGTCGAAGTCAGACGGCACGTTTGGCGGCAAGGAGAGATTCCCGCTTCTCAGCAGCTTCGGCGGCGCGACGATTCTTGCGCGTGCGGCAGTCATCGGCGGCGGTGCGAACGTCATGGTGCATTTCTTTCCACTCATTGAAATCAATCACGCCAAGTTCATCCAGCACGTTGATTAGCAAGGCCGCTTGGTTTTGCGCGTTCCGAATCGTTTCCAAAGGCGGCTGAGTCGTTGACCATTCTCCGGTATAGCCACGGTTCATGTCAGTAACCAGTCGATTGATTGTGGCTACCGTTCGTTCAGCAAACGCGGCAACCTTTGCGGAGTCAGCGGTGGCTAGGCGCGGCATGGTGATGACGGGCGGGTTGATAGCAAATTGGTTGGCGGTGATGGCGGTGTAAATGGTGTCGGTCATGGCTTCAGTCCTCTCAAACTGGGTGTGTTTGTCAGCGGCACGCGCCTCTGACATCGGAAAGATACTGACAGGTACATCGGCACGCAAGGGGTCAATCCGTAAGTTTGTTGACGGATTTCCACACAATCGCAGATTCCTAGCATCAAACCCGCATCAAATAAATTGACACCCAGCCCGATTATGATGCCGCTCGGTGTGCCAGCCGCGCTGGTGGTCGGCTGGCGCGGTTGGTACGCCAAAAACAAACGCGGCGCGGATCTTTCGATCAACACGCCGCGCTTCCGGGGGTGAGGTAAGGAGCGGTCAAGACCGCCCCGCCACATGGTGGCGGGTTTATGGTATCATGTTTTCAGCGACTCCCAACGTGGGGATAGCCGAGCGGCTGCAACTGCTCAAATTCTCGACAACTGTAGGTGGGGCGGGTCAGCCCGCAGCCGCTCCCCGCCCTACCTGCGGCCTTGGTAAAGACATGGCACGACTACGACCATCCGACATCTGGGCAACCGTCCAAGACTTGAGCGCCGGGGAGCTTCTGGTCATCCTCGCCCTCGCCGACTACGGCGAAGTGGCGTACCCCAGCCAGAAGAAACTGGCGGCGAAATGTCGCATGGCGCGGACGACCGTAAACACCATAATCAGCAACCTCCGCAATCGCGGAATCTTGACCACCAAAGGTACGGGGAAGTCTCTTACCTACACCATTCACCTGTCCGAAATCCGGACACCTACCTGTCCGAAATCCGGACATCAGATGTCTGAAATCCGGACAGGAGATGTCCGGAATCCGGACAGGGATCCTAACTCGTCCATTCAACTAACAAAACGAACTCGGAATTCGGCGGCGGAAAAACCACAACTAGCACCCTTTTGAGCGAGCGAATTTTCAATATGCAACAGACAACATCAACAACGTGGATCGACAACAAAATCTACCTCTGCAAACTGTGGCCAAAATACAAGCCCACCCCGGAAGAAGGCAACCTCCTGAACGAACGCTGGGGATCGCTGAAGCAGGACATCCTGCGCGAGTGCATTAAGCAACACCGCTTCGAGCGCGATAGTCGCCCCGACCTGTCCGCCATTCACAAGGCGTACTGCAAGATCACCGCCACCGCGCACACCGCCGGGGTAGCGAGTACGGAAATCGAGGACACCCGCGCACAGGTCTGCGTCCCTCCAAGCGCGAGCGAGCTCGCAGATTGGGACACATGGGCAGCAAAGATCCTCGAAACCGTCACGGACGAGGAGATCGAAGCCGTGCGCGAAACCATGACCTATGTCCCCACGACCAGCCGAGTGCTAGCCGTGGCGGTCGAACACGTTCGCTTGCAGGGCGGCAGGATTGCCCGTAGGGGCGCTCGGTAATGATTTTGGCATCTCTGCCCGTCCAAGCCCAAGGGACGCGGCAGGGAGCATTCTAGAGCCTTGGGATAAATCAGGATAATTGAGGATAAATATGAACTACGCCAGTAAACCAATGAAGAAGAAACTCGACCAACTCGCTCTCTACCTCGCGCACGAGGGTTTTACGGTCGGACGAACCGCGACCGGGATGGTCGCCGTCGATGACGATGGGATCGTCATTCAGGTCAGCCCCTTCCGCACCAGCGCACAAGTCCGACACACCATCCACGGCCGCTTCCGCGAGGAGTACGTCAAAAAACTCCCTACCACCGACTGGTTCACTACCCGCATTCCCGTCCTGATGAAGTGGGCGAAAGACCCCTTCAGCAAGGAAATGCCTCGCTTTGTCTCCGTCTCGCGCCGACCTGTTCCCTCGCAGGTCAAGCCATGAATGCTATACTCGACCGTATGAACGACTACGATGACTTTAAGTCTGCCATCCGTACCGCGCTGGAGGCGCGAGGAAGTACGCGAGGGGAACTTGCCCTGCGCATGGAAGCCGAAGGCATCCTCCGCGCTCATACCGTCCGCTGCCTCCTTGGGACACCGGGGACACGCAACGGGCGCAGGAAGCCTGCGTTCGACTCCGCTCTAGCAATCGCGCACGCTGCCGGATTTGAGTTGATTCTGAGGAAGCGGAAGGTACGATCATGACAGAAGACGCGCCCCTCGATAGGGGGAAGGGGGATGTCCGCGACCTCGTCACGCGCCGCGACAAGACCCTGCACCTCTCTTGCCTTGAGCGAGCCGTCTACGGCGGTTGGGACATTCCAGCCGAGGCCGCTAAGTCTGCGCCCGCCTTCCTACAGGACGTGATGAACGATCCGAACATGGATACCCGCACCCGCGTGCGAGCCGTGGAAGTCCTTGCGTCCCTGTCCCGTGATCGCGTAGACGCGACCGTGCAGCTCGACCGCATCTTGCGCCTTGACGCTGGTACGGCAACCGACCGCGTGGAAGTGATCCACGACCTTGGAGATCAAGCCCTTGATGCCGTCGCTCAAAGCCTCAACCAGATCCAGCCCCCCAAGTGCCTTCCAAAGCCAAAGCGAAAACCAAAGCGCAAAGCCTGACCCCGGAGCAGGCGGTCGCCGCAGCGCGGGAGAACCCGGCGGCGTTTCTTGCCTTGTGCCTCGGAAAGCCCGTCTCCGACCTGCAACGCAGTCTGCTCGCGCACGGGTTGAAGCACCATAGTTGGTACGCGGAACTACCCCGAGGACACGCCAAGACCTCGACCCTCACCTACCTTGCCGCATGGTGGCTCGGTCGTCGCCCAGCAACGCGCTTTAAGCTCATCGGGCAGAACGACGAAGCCGCGTCGGCAACCTCTCGATTCCTGCGCGACATCATCCGCAGCCCCATCTACCGCGCCACCTTCCCCCACGTTGAACTCAAGCCCGGGGAAGATACGGTCATGGCGTGGTCGATCACCGCGCCCGGGGTAGGGGCAAGGCGTGACCCGTCCGTCCAAGCCTCCGGCATCTTCGGGCGCACGGGCGGACGCGCCGACGTTCTTTGGCCGGATGACATTTGCGACCTACGCAACGCCGTCCTCCAACCGACCCTCCGCGCACAGGTCAAGGAGGCGATGAACAACATCTGGCTCCCCATGCTTGACCCGTCCGCCAAGCACCCCGCCCGCATTTGGCGCACGGCGACCCCCTTCCATACGGACGACATTACCGCCGACTGGCGCAGGGAATGCGAACGCGCTGGCACGCTCCTACGCGAGCCTTGCCGGGGACTGATTAGCCCGTGGGCAAGCGTGTTCACGCCTGAGATCCTCGACCAGAAGCGCCGCGAGATGGGGCCGATGGCATACGCCCGCGCCTATGAACTCGTACCGCTGTCCTCCGACCTCCTGATCTTCCGACCGGAGTGGACGCGTTACTACCGCTCCGGCACGGTTCCCCTTGGTACGCGCACAGTTGCCGCTATCGACTGGGGCTACGGAAAGAAGCGCCAAGAGCGCGACGACCCCGACTACTCGGTCTGCATCGTGGGCGAGGTCGATCAAGCCCGCAACCTGTACCTCACCGACATCCTTCGCGTCCGCGAGTCGTTCCCCGACTTCGCCCGCATGGCGAAAGACCTCGTGGAGCGCCGAGGCGTGGGCATGGTTCTAGCCGAGGCGAACGGGCCGCAGAAGGGCGTGTTCGACCAATTCCGCCAAGACTGCCACCAGCCCGTCATTGCCGTCACCCGCACCGCCGACAAGCATTTACGAGCCGCCGCCGCCCAGCCGTTCGTTGAGCAGGGCAAGCTCCTGTTCCCGCAGAACCATGACGGGCAAGTTCACGCCGATTTCCGTTCCACCCTTGACGAAATGCTTGCCTTCCCCGCTGGCAGTCACGACGATACGGTGGACTGCATCGTTGACCTCTGCACCGCAGCGTCGAGCGGGACGGTAGTGACATCAGGCGGCGCGGTCACCGTGGCGACCGACACGAGCAGGATGTTTGATTCTCGCGCAGTCAAGCGCAGAATGTTCGGTTGAATCGGTACGATGCTTGCGGACTACTCAACAAAGGAACCACATGAGCAAGCAAGACATAGAGAAGCGTTTGGGATTCGCGGCGCAAGGCGTGAAATCCGAGTTTGGTTCTAACGATCCGTATATGCAAGAGCGCACGGTCAAAACCCGCAAGGGCAAGACTACTGACCTCGTTGCGGAAATTGGGCAAAACGGTGGCGGTGGCGACTATATCGCTACTTTGATGCTTGTGCATTCAAACGGAGAACCACAGGTTTTGCAATCAAAGTACGGTTACAAAACTCCTGAAAGCGCAACGCGTGCGGCAATCCGTTTGTTTGATGCTCATGTTTCTCGCGGTGGCTACGCTCGCTCTGGCTCGAAAGCAAAGATGGCCGCCCCAAAAAAGAACGTAGGTTACCTAGCCGTTACTAATTCCGAATACGCCGCCTTGGCGGCTAGTGACGCAGCAGGCAAAAGGATTTCAAGTAACTCGCAGTATCAAATTACCAGCGAAGACCGCGCAATTATGGCAGCAGGTAAAGCAGCCGCGAAGTCCGCGCTGGCACGACACGACGCATGGGACAAGGCTTGGCGCAATGCGCCAAACGATGCCGCTCGCGCAAAGGTTGAAGCTGAAGCGGAAAAAGCCGAATCCGGAATGAAGAAATATCCAGTCACAAGACTTCATTTTGCCCGCACCAGCGCGAAGGCGAAGTTTGCAAAGCCTCAGTTCCGCACGAAAAAACTGCACAACGGATATATAGCCGTAGAGGTAAATCAAGGGAACGGCTGGGAGAGGTACGACACTACGCACGAAGAATCTTGGAACGGAATTGAAGAGTACGAACGCGGATACCAAAAGGCGTATGACCGAGGACTTCGATACAGCGGAGGCTCATGGCGTATTCCTAGCACCAACGCCGCCCGCCCCGGCGTGAAAGCGAATATGGGGCTAGAAATGAATATGCTGGATTTTCGGCATAAGTTTTTCACCGCATTTGGCACGGCTATTCGGGATGCAAAGAGCAATCCCAACACGGCGGAAGCGCAGTCAGACGAAACCGTGCTTCGTGAGTCATGGGCTTCCATGTTCGCGCAGGGATACTCCGACGCAATCAGCGATCTGAACGGTTTATCGGCGACAATGAAGTCCAAGACTTCGGTTGGTCAGATGCGTAAGGCTGCCTCAGACGCGATGGAGGCTTACCGTCAGGCAAAGGCCGCCGTCCGCTCCTCCCGCCCCGGCGTGAAGGCTACGTTTGGTCTTCGGGTTCCTGAATTAGAAACCCTGTATTCGTCGCTGGGCGCAAGTGGGCAAGCCATTACAGACAAGCCATCCGCAAGGAAAGACCGCGCCTTGTTGCTTAAATTGGATGCTGAGTATTCGCAACCAACCGACACGGTGATGGTGGCATTGAATGCCGCAAAACTTTACCGTCAACTTTCCGCAGGTTCAAAAGCAACCCCGCAGGGTCAAAAGTTTCAGCAAAGGCTAGAGATTGCAGGGGGTCATAGATTTGCCCGCCCCGGCGCGAAGGCGAAGATGGCGGCGGAAATCGCATCCGATCCAAGAGACAAAGACTTTGAGAAACTCAAGACCTTGAAGGGCGTGGTACATCAGGGCAAAGGGTTTTACATCATTCCCAATAAGCTGATGACCCCCGAACGCCGAACCAAGGTGAAGCGGTCAACACAACGCTACGAACTGTCCAACATGGGCGACCTTGTCGGCTGGGGAACCAATCACCCAAACGTAAACGACTACCGCTTGAAAGACTGGGCAGAGGCTTTCGCGTGAGCCAACGCAAGGACATCATGCGCCGACTAGGCATCTTCGCCCTGCCGACAAGCAAGCGCAAGCTGACCATCGACCAAGCCGAAGCGGCGCTCAAGCGCCTTGGGTATACGCTTGACTTCCGCAGCGGGCAGACCAACCCGCCAACGTGGCAAACCTCCTACGAGGTGAAGCAGCCGAACGGCGTTGTCAAGCGCATGACGGTAGACCAGATTAAAGCCCTGATGCAGCGGTCGAGGTTCGATAGCAACTGCGGCATTGGTAAGGGCGGGTTCAAACCCGGCAACACCTGCGGCGCTGAAAGCGGCGGCGGCGGTTCGTCATCGAAGCCAAGCGACACCGTGCGCGGCATTGAAGACCGCGCCAAGGCGGCTGGGAAGTCGTTCACGGAGCAATGGCTATCGGAAACGCGCTCGGACATTACCCGCCAGTACGACCAACGCGATGCGCGGGAGGCAAAGAAGGCGGCGGACACCATTCGCAAGAAGGAAGCCGAACTCGCTGAAGTGAAGCGACAAGGCCCACAGGCACGCGCTGGCGGGTTGCCTGAAAAGGCAAAGACCATCCGCGCCCTTGAAGGTCAACTCGACAAGGCAAAGCAGGACGTGGAAACCCTACGCAAGCAGCATGAAGCCGCTGCCAAGGCAAGCGAAGCCGCAATGCGTACTATGCGCGAGAAGCGTGCAGCGCAGAACACCCCAGAGGCTAAACGCGCTGCCGACATTGCACGCTCCAACAAACAAGCCCTCAGCATGGTGAATCGAGAGCGCAAGCAGCGCGGGCTTCCACCACTCAACAAACTCCCGGACTAAGCCAAGATGCCCGACCCGATCAACAACCCGCTCTCGCAACGTCAGTCGATCCCCGGCGCAGGATTGCCACCAACCAAGCGACCGCGCAAGCCGCTGCCGCCTCCGATTGATCGTGGACTGACCGGGCCGCTCGCCATGCCCGTGGAAGTGCAGCGGACGTTCTTCCGTACCGCCAGCCTGATGCTGCGGAACTCCAGCCTCGCGTACCGCCTTGACCCGAACTATCAAGCGATGATGCGGGCAGATGCGGACATCGAGGGCGTGCTGCGCTCTTTGCTTGTGACCCTTGCCGGGTTGGAGTGGAACGTCCTTTCCGACGACGAATCAGATCCGCGCCTCGTCAAGCTCGCCGAGCGCATTGCTGAGATCATCAGCGCAGCCCCGCGCCGTAGCGATATGTTCCGCTCCCTGCACGAAGCCGTTTGGTATGGGTGCAGCGCCGTGAACGTGGTTTACGACCGCGACCCGCGCCTTGGGGTACGCATCCGCGAATGGCTTCCGCTCGCCTCCGATACCCTCGCCTTTGACCAGACCGGGAACGTGGCGATGCGCGTTGGTAGCGCCTACATCAACGAGGCATCCGTCACCGACCTCGGCTTTGACTCGCTCGTCCACCTGTTTGACGACAACGAACGCCGCGCCATCGTCTTGCACCGCGTCTTTACCACCGCGCCAAACTTCATCGACCCGAACAGTGCCGAGACGGTTTACCGTGGCGTAGGTGCGCGAGATGTCTGCTGGTACATCTGGCTCTTGAAGCAGGAAGTCCTACAGAACGCCGCCGCCTATGTGGAGCGGTACGCGCTCGGCATCCGCGTTGGGTACTACCCAGCAGGGAACGATGCCGCCAAGAGCGAGATGATGACCATCTTGCAGAACTTGGTCAATGACAACTCGGTCGTTCTGCCCCGTATTTCGCCGACCGAGTCCATGTACGACATCGACATCAAGGACGCGAACGGTGGCCGCGCCCAGATCTTCATGGAGTTGGTCAACTGGCTCTCGGGCAAACTCAAGGAAGCAATCCTCGGTCAGTCGCTCTCTAGCGAGGCTGGCGGGACGGGTATGGGGTCAGGCGTTGCCGACCTCCACGCCGATACCCTTTCCCGCGTTATCCGCTATCACGCGGATTGCCTCGCGGAGAGCCTGACCACCGACCTCGTCCGCATCATTGCCGGGATGCTCGGAGCCTCCGAAGAGGATGCCCGCCGTATTCGGTTCGTCTTTGCCCCGGAGCGCCCGAACCCGAAGGAGCGGCTCGAAGCAATTCAGACGTTCATCCAAATGGGTGGCCGCGTCAGCGAGCGCGAAGTCCGCGACCTCCTCGGTCTGTCCGACCCGGAAGACGGAGAATCCGTCCTCGGCGGTCAAGCCGCAGGCAGCGCGGGCGCATCGTCAAACCCGCTCTCCGCCATGCTCGGGCAGGGCAACGAGAGCGAGGGCGACGAGCCAGCCCCTGAAGCGCCGAAGGTAGCCGCCGTCCGTAAGCGCAAGCGATGACAAAAGCCGACCTCGACAAGCACCTCCGCAAAGTCCTGCGCCAGTCGCAGCAGGCGTACCGTAGGGCGGTCGCGGCTCAGGTTAGGGGCGAAGATGCCCTTGCCGCGTGGGCGGAGTTCCACGAGGCAACGGCGGCGCTCCTGATGGCATCGTGGCTCTTTGGGGCGCGTGACACCGTGGACACCGCCAAGATCCCAGACGGGGCTATCGAGGGAATGCTGGACGATGGGGACGCGGTCAAGTTCGACCGAGACGTACCGATCTCTCTTGAGGGCTTCGGGACGAAGTGGATGGCTCCAATCACGGGCTGGTTCCGTAAGCGCGTCCCGATTACCCGCGCCGACTGGGATTTACTCATCAAGGCAGCAGCCGCTAGCGCTGGGGACGTGACCGATCACGAGCGCGAAAACGCCCTTCCTGACCTCCGCAAGCAGTCCCCGATCCTCGACTCGTTGTTACGTGGTGTTACACGAGGGCCGCAAGGGGCTATCTCCCGGGTCAAGCGGATCGTTGATACCACCTTCTTTGTGACCGCCATGCCTGTCGCACAGGCGCGGATGGTGCAGGAACTGATCGCGCAGGTCATCGAGGAGCGCCCCACCAAGAGCGTGGTCGGCAAGCTCATCAAGACCATGAACCTCGGCGACTTCGTGACCACCGCCCAACTGATGACCGGGACAGGGCTAACGTCCTCCCGCCTTGAAACCGTCCTGCGGACGAACACCAACCGCGCCATGACCGAGGGCAGCGCCGAAGTCCTACGCGACGAGCGGGTGCAGGCTTTCGTCCCGCTAGTGCAATTCAGCGCCACCAAAGACCCGCGCACGCGGGACACGCACCGAGCCTTTGACGGCTACGTCGGGACGATGGCAGACTTCGACCGCCTTGGAATTTCACCCCCATTGGGCTTCAACTGCCGCTGCGCCATCATTCCCGTCCCTGCCGCCGAGGCTATGCGCGAGCGATGGACGCGCCCGAACGGGACGATAGACCCAGCCGCTATTGCCAAGCACAACGGAGCGCGTCAGCGCCTAGTGGACACGCGCCAAGTTCCTGACCCCGGTTTCGTAAACGCATAAATAAATCGCAATGGAGATCGCTACGATGCACGACATGAGCAAGGAGACATTTCTTCGGCCGGATCAACTGAAGCGCGGAGTCGAGATTGAGCTGACGCAGCGCCCAGAATGGGGAACGGCATTCATCCGTGGCCGGGTTCAAGGAAAACCCCAATTATGGGATGTCTCAAAGAGCATGGACAAGCGCGGCAGATTCATTGACGAGGATGAGCTTCTACAACATTGGAGAACACCGAATATGAGCAACACACGCAAGGAAATTGCCGCCCGTCTTGGATTTGCTGCTGGCAACGGCGCGAAGATGGCGTTTGCCCCTCAAATTGACGAAGCTGAGCAAGAATTAAAGGCTTGGACAAAGAAGCTCGGGTATTACCCTGATATGGCAAAGGTCAATATCAGACCTAATACCGTAATGCTTTGGTTTTACGACCAAAAAGGCAAGGCAACGCAATTAGCATCAAAGCTTCGCAGCGTTGCGGCAAGCATGAATCTTTCGCCATCCGCAATTACTTCAGAAGAAGGACGACACCCAGCGTATGACGGCGGGGCTGCTCGGGATGTTGGACAGGTGACGGTTGATTACAACCGTAGTACGAAATCCTCCCGCCCCGGCGCGAAGGCAAAATTTGAAATTTCTTCATATGAGCAAGCGGAATATCAAATTGCATTAAGTGAAGAACGCATTGCGTCTTATCGCAAGGCACTTGCAAACACCGAAGCAATGATTAGAAACGCTAACAGTTTGATGCGTACCGCTGATTCAGGTGACAAGAAAGCAATGAAAGAAGTCATTGGCATTGCGCGAATGTTGGAATCAACAATGAAATCTCGCGGTTTCTCGCGCCCCGGCACAAAGACCAGCATGACCCGCGAGCAGACCGAGGAGCAGAAGGCAGGGCTGAAGATCATGTCCGCCGCTGACCCAGCCGTCGGCGAAAAAATAGCCACCCTCATCAAAGAAGGCAAGCCACAAGACCAAGCGGTCGCAATCGCGCTCGACATGAAGCGCAGAGGAGAGATCTGATGCCACAAGCATTTCTATCAACTAGTGTCCCCGCCTATTCGCTGCTTGACTACTCAGCAGCAAGTGCGTCCTACGCATCAGTCGCTCCAACGGCGACCAAGCCCACCACAGGAGTGATCTACGATTCTCCGAGCAGCTTGCCAAGCTTGCTTCGTGTCCTCCCTTTCAGCAGCGTAAACAACGCTACTACGGTTGGTCTTCGTGTTGTTGGCTGGACGCAAGGGTCAATTCCAAGGCGGTATAGCAATCGTGTGCCATACTCGCAGCAGTTTGACAATGCAACGTGGACAAAATCCGCCGTCACCGTATCTGCAAATACTGAAACAGCACCAAACAGTACGACTACGGCAGACGTGTTGCTTGAAACTACTGCAAATTCAGGTCACAACACATATTGGAATACTTCTGATAGCGGATGGGCAACCGGAACCTATGCGTTTTCGGTACATCTTAAAGCCGGAAAGGGGCGCGATTTTGCCACCGTCACTCTTGGAAATAGCCCTTCCACTCAATACTACCGAGTTTGCTTCAATCTTTTGACTGGCGAGGTTACGCAAACAGACACTCAAACAGGTGGCGGAAGTGTCGGCTCGGTTGGTTACGCGGTAACCAATGCAGGAAATGGATGGTGGAGAGTTACCATCTATGGCAATGCCATGCAGTTCTATTTGATTGCCCCGAGCCGCACAGGCACACCGCCAACGGCTGGAGGTTGGGGCCAAGATAGTTATGCCGGGGACATCACAAAGGGTATCGTAGTATGGGGCGCACAAGCCGAATTCGGAACTACAGCGTCTCCTTATGTGGAAACGACTGCTCCTGCATCTGGCAACATTGCAAATGTGACGGCAATTGATTCGACCGTAGCGGCAACTCCGGTTTGGTTCTCAACGATCTTGGGCGATTTCACGCTGACGTATACGTCTGGAACCGTCCCTAGCATTGTCGTCAACAACAACTCAACCTACATCTTCAGCACGTTGACACAAATAGCAATTAGCCCAGACGCAAGTCTGTATCAACCCGCCAAGGTGACCGCATCGGACTTGGGGACAACATCGGTTCTCATTGACCCTATTGGGAACCAGCTTGTGCAATTGCAGTTCAAGGCAAATAGTGGAAACATGGGCGCGTTTTGGTGTTCGATCTAATGAGGAATCGGCTTTCAAATGTCATTCGGAGATTCCGTAGACCCGGATTAACGGGTGGAGGATATTTCTATGACTTATACGCGCCTAACACGGCTGCTTTGACGGTTTCGGACTATCAAGCAATTCAGCAACGCACCGCGCAAACGCTTGAATTCCGACGCACCATTGTCGAAAACAACCGGATGCAATACGCGTCGCCGGGATCTCGTGTTTCGTTCCAGACGAACGCCGAAAGGCTACGGCTGAATCTGTACTGGAACGCTGAGGTTTACAACGTCATCAGCGGAAACGCCACATTTAATGGGGTGGGATCGGTTCTATCCAATGGAACCGAGATCGGTACATTTGATTGGTCGCAGCCCCTTGTGAAGGGATATTCAACTCCGACCTATCCTCTTGCAACGGGAACCAAGACGGTCACGATTGTTTGGCCGTACAGCGCGGGACTTCAATTGCAATCGGTAGATTTGCAGCGCGGCGCAAGCCTAGTAGCAGCAACACGGCCAGCGAACAAGATTGGCATCTGTGGAGACAGCATTTCCCAAGGCTTTGAATCTAGCAAAATCACTACGACATGGGCTTATCTTCTCGGCAACACGCAGAGCAGACAGGTCATCAACTTGGCGAATGCGGGAGTGCCAGCAGACGCAAGCCATGCGACTGCGCTTACAGGAACAGGCTGCGACCGCGTGACCTATATGATCGGGTACAACGACTTTGCATCTCAAACGGCGCTAGTGACATTTCAGAACGCCGTTCAGGGCTGGATTACCAATGCGCGAGCGGCTTTGCCTTCTGCGCGGATATATGTGATCTCGACCATCTACTCGCCAAACACAAATACAATCACGCTAGCGCAGTATCGAAGCGCGGTGCAAGCGGCTGAACTGGCGGCTGGTGACGCAAATACGTTCTACATTGATGGTTTGTCGATTATGACAAACAACACCAATCGACTAAGCGGAACGATTCATCCAAATGACCTTGGCGCGTCCGAAATTGCTACAAACTTGCAGCCATTAATTACATGAGCAGCATTGATCTCAAACCAACCACCGAGATGGCATCCAATGCAACCCGTGGCCTTGAGCTGCGCGAGAAGCACGGCAGGGGTGGCACGGAGATCGGCGTAGCGCGGGCGCGTGACATCAAGAACCGGGCGAACCTGTCACCCGAAACCGTGCGCCGCATGGTGTCCTACTTCGCTCGGCACGAGGTTGACAAGCAGGGCGAGGGCTGGGGCAAGGATTCCGCTGGGTATATCGCGTGGCTCCTGTGGGGCGGCGATGCTGGCAAGGCATGGGCAGAGCGCAAAGACAAGGAACTCGACCGCAAGGAGGAGAAGACCGTGAACGCAAAGACATCTCACACAGTCGCCGAGGATGGCGACAAGGTAATGATTGAGCGCGTCGAACTGTTCATGGCGTTTGACCCAGCCATCGACGACGGCGAGGCTGACCCGGAACTCAAGCGTTTCAACAACAAGCGCCTCAAGGACATCGTTGCATCAACGCGCAAGCACATGGCTCGCGGCTCGTTCCCCCGCCTCGTCATCATGCACGAGAAGGACGGCAAGGAACCGAAGTCCGCTGTCGGTCGATTCCCCACAATTTCCTACGAAGAACGCGATGGAATTGGGTACATTGTGGGCGACATGGAAGTCAACCGCGATATTTTCGACCGCTTCATTGCCACCAACGCCTTCCCGCGTCGGTCGGCTGAGATCTGGTCAGGCTCAAACCATCTATCCGAGGTGGCGTTGCTCGGGCGTGAAACCCCGCGCCGTCCCCTCCCGGACACCCATTTCACCCGCAAGGGCGAGAAGATCACTTGTTCAAAGTCCAACCATGACCTCGTCGGGGCTGGTGGCGGACTCAATACATTCATCCCGACGACTACCAAGGAGGAGGCCAGCATGGCA